AAAAAAGGCGGGGCTATGATGAAGGCTCGTGGTGGAACATTTAAAGGAACATTCTAATGGCGTTACCTCCTAGACCTCTTGCAGGTATGGTAGAAGAATCCATGGGCCCTGGTGGGGTGTCCATGGCTCAAGATCAGATGTTGGATGTAGAAGTACCGTTGACCACGGAACCTGAACTTCCATTAGGTATTGAGATGGTTGGTGAGGAAGAAGCTTTAATGGAAGTTGAAGCTGAGATGTACGACCACAATGCTAACTTAGCAGAGGTACTAGATGAGTCTATCCTCGGAACCCTGTCCTCGGACCTTATATCCAAGGTTGAGGAGGACAAGGAGTCTCGTGAGGATTGGGAAGAGGCGATTGCCAAGGGATTGACGTTACTTGGTATTAAGTATGATGAGAGAACGGAGCCTTTTCCTGGGGCATCTGGTGTAACGCATCCTTTATTGAGTGAGGCGATTACGCAGTTTCAGGCGCAGGCATATAAGGAGATGCTTCCAGCGGGGGGTCCAGTAAAGACTTCTATTCTTGGAACACCTACACCGCAGGTTGAAGAGCAGGCAACTCGTGTAGCTGACTTTATGAATTATCAGATTACGGAGGTAATGGAGGAGTACGATCAAGACACAGATCAGATGTTGTATTATCTTCCGATTACTGGTTCGACATTTAAGAAGATTTATTTTGATCCTAACAGACAAAGGGCTGTTTCTAAATTTGTTCCTGCCGAGGACTTAGTTGTAAATTATTCGGCCTCTGACATTCGCACAGCGGAGCGTTGTACGCACATTGTACGCATGACAGAAAATGAGATACGAAAACTTCAAGTAGGAGAGATATATCGTGATGTATCACTTTCTTATTCAGACGATGACGAGTCTGATTCAACAATTCGTGGAAAGGCTGATGAGCTTCAGGGACTTCGTTCTGGGTATAGTGACGACAGTTATACTTTGTATGAGATTCATACTGAGCTTGATCTTGAGGGATTTGAGGATCTCGATGAGATGGGTGAACCGACGGGCATCAAACTTCCGTATATTGTCACTATTGACGAGGGTTCGGGACAGGTTCTTTCGGTAGTACGCAACTATCGTGAGCAGGACCCGCTTCGCAGGAAGCGTCAGTATTTTGTGCATTTCAAATTCTTGCCTGGGCTGGGCTTCTATGGGTTTGGATTGCTTCATACCATAGGAGGATTATCTCGTGCGGCAACTTCAATATTACGTCAACTCATCGATGCAGGCACTTTATCCAACTTGCCTGGCGGGTTTAAAGCGCGTGGTGTTAGAATTCGTAATGATGATGAACCAGTTGTTCCAGGCGAGTTTCGTGATATTGATGCTCCTGGGGGCGATGTTCGTAATGCCATTATCCCGCTTCCTTACAAGGAACCTTCTGGAACACTCGCTCAATTACTTGGAGTCGTGGTGGATTCAGGAAAGAGGTTTGCGCAAGTGGCTGACGCAAAGATTGCGGATGTAAACTCACAAGCACCTGTGGGTACAACGGTAGCGTTAATAGAGCAAGGCTCTAAGGTTATCAGCAGCATACACAAAAGAATGCACAATGGTCAGAAGCAAGAGTTCCGCATGTTAGCGGAGATATTTGCAGAGAACCCAATGCCCTATCCATATTTTGTAGGCAATAATATTGACCCGCAGGTTATGGCGCAGGACTTTGATGGTCGTGTAGATGTATTACCTGTATCTGACCCAAGCATATTCTCTATGGCGCAGCGTATGTCCCTAGCCCAGACACAATTACAAATGGCACAGGCTGCTCCACAGCTACACAATATGTATGAAGCTTATCGTCGTATGTATGATGCGCTTGACATAAAGAATGTGGAGGCATTGCTCCCCCCGCCTCCACAACCTCAACCGATGGATCCTGGCACGGAAAACTCAATGGCGTTAACAGGCAAGCCATTACAGCCGTTTCCCCAGCAAGATCATATTGCACATATAAGAGTGCATGCAGCTATGGTTCGCTCACAGGCATCTACTGCTAATCCAGCGGCATTTATGATGTTGCAGTCACACATACAGCAACATATTGCTATGCATGCTCGTGATGTAGTTCAGGAAATGTTCCGTCAGATTATTGAGCAAGCTCAGATGGCAGGTGAGATGGCACCTCAGATTAATCCTGATGCGGTTGAAGCAGCAGTGGCACAGCAGATTGCCGATACAACAGAGCAACTAGCACCTATGTTAGTGCCTGCACAACAGCCTGACCCACTTGTAGAGATTAGAAAGCAAGAGCTACAGAACGATACAATGGAGCTTCAGCGTAAGATGCAGAACGACCAAATGGATTTCCAAGTTGACCAAGCAAAGTTGATGCAGTCTTATGAGTTAGCACAGCAAAGACTGAACCTACAAGAACAGGTTGCAGAAGATAGAAACCAAGTTAATGTGTATAGAATAAACACACAAGCTGCTCTTAAAGGCAGAGGATAATGCCAGAATGGTGGGAATTACTTTTAGTTACGATGATAACCATAAACACAGTGATAAACTTAATTGTATTCTTTAAGCACAGGTTTAGAGGTAGAAAATGATTCAAGCATTGATAGGACCAGTAACAGGGCTTTTAGATAAATTTGTCGAAGACAAGGATCAGAAAAATGCCCTCGCTCATGAAATCGCAACCCTTGCAGAAAAGCAAGCCCACCAAGCGGCTCTCGCGCAAGTTGAAGTCAATAAAGAAGAAGCAAAAAGTCGTTCCGTATTTGTTGCTGGATGGCGTCCGTTCATCGGGTGGACCTGTGGTGTCGCGCTTGCGTACCACTTTGTCCTTGCTCCGATTATTATTTTCGGAACTACGGTCTTCGGTGTCCAAATACCTGAACTACCTGTATTTGACATGGACTCGTTAATGACCGTGTTGTTAGGCATGTTGGGTTTAGGGGGACTTAGAACATATGAGAAGTCTAAAGGACTAACAAAGTAATGGCTCAAAAGAAGTTCGAAGAAGATACTGTATATTACGAATATGATCTTGACGGTGATGGAATTATCTCTGACGAGGAATTGGAGCATGCCAAGGATATAAAGTCAGCAGAGGCTGAATACCGAAAGATGAAAGCGCAAAGGAGGATGGCTACGGCTGTTCTTATATTTATGGCTCTTTATACAGCCGCAATGTTTCTTCCAATTATACCAGACGAAAGAATTAAGCTACTGACTGACCTATCTAATTTGTTATACATCACAGGTGGTGGTATTGTCGGAGCGTATATGGGTGTTAGTGCCTGGATGTCGAAGAAATAATATGTTACAAATAAAAGGTAACTTGGAGAATTAAATGGGAAAGCCAAGAGTTAATCAGTTTGCAGAGGATTTAGGCATCAGCCGTTCTGAAGCTATGAAGCTTATAAAAGCAGGTCGCAATCGCAGAGATGGTGGCTCAACAGTATTGGAGAACAGTATGAGTAATATGAAAGGCAAAATAGGCAACTCTGTTGGTCCTATTCCTTTACCAGATGAAGCAAAGCGCAGGCGTTTAGCTAGAGCCATGGATCCTAAAAGAAGAGAAGATAAGGATGCCATGACTAAGCAAGATATAATAAATAATATGCTTGCTAAAGAAGAGGCCGCAGAAAAAGCTCGTGCAGAACGAAAAGGTCGTATGTCAGGTGGCCTACAGCGCAGAGGCGATGACCGTCCCGTAATTATGGCTAAAGATGGTGTATACAACGACATGGGTGGTATGTCCCGTGGCGGGGGTGCTGCTATTCGTGGAACGAAGTTTACTGGAGTAAAGTAAATGGCGTCGTCTAGAGACAATAGATACAACAGGGAACTTGGAGAGAAGGTAGCAAAGCGGATAGATTTCTCTAAACCTGCTAGGCGTGTTGAGAGAGATAGAGACGATGGTTTACCCAAGGCATTATTAGCTCGTATGCAGAAGCAAGGATTTGATCCTTCAACAACAGATACTTCTGGTAATATTGTAAATCCGTATGGGTCAAGCGGTCTTAGACAGTATATTAGTTTTCCTAATCTAGAACAAAACCAGATTAATGAGATATATAATAAAAGAGTTCAAAGGTTTCTAGCCCCAGAAACTATGGCAGCTAGAAACCCACAGGCTATGCGCAGGGGGTTTGGTAGCTTGTTTGGTAGCAGTGAGGGAGAGGCAACCATCTCTGGTCCTCTTCGAAAGCAAGTTCCAGACATGACAACTACTGATTTAATAGCAAGAGGAATTGCTGGTTTAGCAACACCATTTGGTCCTGTTCTTTCTATGACTGACCCAAGAGGTACAACTGTAGTTCCAGAAGGAAGTCCTAACTACGACCCTTCCATGGACCCACGTAATAAAGACACAAGCATGCTTGGTAACATGCTTAACTTCTTTACAGGTGGTGCAGGCACACAAGGTGCGGCTAAAATTGCCGAGGTCTTACCAGAGACACCAACCTTGTCTGAGCTATTGCCAACTAGTCTTTTCCAACAACCGATAACAACTATGACAGACGAAGAGTTATCAGAGGCTATGTTAACTCGTTCTATGCTGCAAGACCAACCTTTTGAATATACAACACAGAATATAGAAGCTAGAAGAACTCCTAGTGAACCATTTCTTTATTAGAGATTTAAAATGAAAATAGAAATTAAATTAATCCCTGATGGGATGGACTTATCAAAAGAAATTCAAGAGGGTATTCCCGTAGACAAGATGGAAGAGGCTTGTCCTATTGCTACGCAGGACGTTGAGACTAATGAAGAGAACCAGCGTTATGCGATAAAGGACTATCAGTATGGTCCAGCAATTAATGAGGAGGAAAGTTGTGGTGTATGTTCAGCGTTTAATATAACACCTGAAATGCAGCAATGTATGAAAGATGAAACTGGTGAAGTGGGCTATTGTCAGTTGCTAAAGTTTATGTGTTCAGCTTCTAATAGTTGTTCTGCTTTTGCACCAGGCGGTCCGATAGCAGACATGGAAGATTAATGGACATTATACAATTTATAAGAAAATATCAAAATAGCTTGAAACTTAAAGTAGAAGACATTAGTGTATCTTTAACTAGTGGTAGTATTTCTAATATAGAGGACTATCGAGCAAGAGTCGGTGAAATACAGGGTGTCACCTATGCTCTTGATGAATTGCAGGCCCTGATAAAAAAGGCAAACTATGACGAAGACACTTCTAGTTCCTGACTATATCCTCGAACAGCAGAGGGCAAAGAAAAAAGCTGAAGAAACCGCCAAAGAAAAACCCCTAAAAGAAAGAGTACCACAGCCAACAGGATGGCGAATACTTGTGATGCCTTGGATGGGAAGTGACAAGACTGAAGGCGGTGTATACATCCCAGATCAAGTAAAAGAACGTGAATCACGAGCAACCGTTGTAGCTTATGTTGTTAAGGTAGGTCCATTGGCCTATCAAGATGAAGATAAGTTTGGGGGCGAAGCTTGGTGTAAAGAAGGGGATTGGGTTTGCATTGGTAGATATGCAGGTTCAAGATTCAATATTTCTGGTGGCGAGGTTCGCATCATCAATGATGATGAGGTAATTGCAACCATAATAGATCCTGATGACATAAAGACATATGGAGGATAATGTGAGTAACAACCTTGCAGAAGAACAAGAAGTAGAAGTTGTTGAGGAAGAGGTTCAAGAAGAACAAGTTGTTTTGGAAGAGCCTCAACAGGAACAACAGGAAGCAAAGCCAGAAGATGACGAGCTTTCTGAATATTCTAAGAATGTTCAAAGAAGAATAAAGAAGATAAACGACAAGTTTAGGCAGGAAGAAGCAGAGCGTAAAGCTGCTGTGGAATATGCTGAAGCTGTTAAGAAGCAAAATGACGAGCTAAAGCAACGCTTGGAAAAGCTAGACCAATCTTATGTTGGTGAGTTTGGAACAAGAGTTGAATCTCAGATAGCTTCTGCAAAACAAGCGTATCAGAAAGCCTATGATGAAGGTGACGCAGATGCAATGTTTGAGGCTCAGAAGAATTTGAGCCAACTTGCTTTAGACCAAGCACAACTAGCTCAGACTAAAAAACAGCAAGAACAACGCATTCAGATGCAAGAGCAGCAGGCACAGCAACCACAAGTTGCACAGGCACAAGCTCAACAGCAGGCACAGCCAGACCCAAAAGCAGAGGCGTGGGCAGATAAAAACAATTGGTTTGGAACAGATCAAACAATGACATATGCTGCTTTTGGTATTCACAAACAACTCATCGAAGACGAAGGGTTTGACCCAACGTCCGATGAGTACTATACTGAGCTAGACAACAGAGTTCGTAGGGAGTTTCCTCATAAGTTCAATGAGACTTCCAGAGCTTCGGGACCCAGAGTCGCTTCTGCTGAGTCCACGGCTTCTAAGTCGGTGTCAAAGGGGCGAAGAACAGTCAAGCTAACGCCTTCGCAAATTGCAATTGCGAGACGATTAAATGTTCCGCTTGAAGAATATGCAAAGTATGTTAAGGAGTAAGAAATGACTGATTCAAACAGACAGCCACGCGAGGCTGCAACTCGCGCAAAGACCCAAAGACGTAAGCCTTGGGCACCTCCATCTAAATTGGAGGCTCCAGAAGCTCCCGCAGGCTTCAAGCATCGTTGGATTAGAACCTCTATTCGTGGGGAAGACGACTCTATGAACGTCGGTGCTAAATTACGGGAAGGTTGGGAACCTGTTCGTGCAGATGAATATCCTGATTTGGCGGCTCAATACCCGTCCATTGAAGAGGGTAAACATGCAGGAACAATTGGTGTAGGCGGTCTAATGCTTGCACGTATCCCAGAGGAAACGGTACAAGAAAGAACTGAATATTATCGGGAGCAGACCCGTCAACAAATGGATGCCGTGGACCAAAACCTAATGAGGGAACAAGATCCCTCTATGCCTATCCATAAACCCGATAGGCGAAGTCGTGTAACCTTTGGAGGCAAAGAATAGCCTCCGTAACTCAATAGGAGTATGAAATGGCGAATACTAACGTCGCTTTCGGCCTAAAGCCGATCAATACTGCGGGTAGCACTCCAGCTACTCAAGGTACAAATGCATACTTCATAGACAGCGGTGCAAGCGCGATCTTTCAAGGTTCAATGGTAAAAGCAGACAATGGTGGGGAGATAGTAATCTGTTCCGCAACTGGTGATACCCAAAAACCTGTAGGCGTTTTTGCTGGATGTGAATATGTTTCATCATCAACAGGAAAGAAAGTCTTTTCTAATTATTGGCCTGGTTCAGGTGCAGACACAAACTTCGATATTATCGGATATGTGTATGACAACCCGCAGCAGAGGTTCATAATTTGTTCAGATGCTTCTTTAACAGACCGTGCAACTGCAATCGCAGCCATTTTCGAGAACTCTCAGTTCAACAATGGTGCAAGCGGAAGCACAACAACAGGTATTTCTAGCGCACAGCTTGACGTTGCTACTCTGGATTCTTCCGATACTTCACTTCCTCTAAAGATAGTAGGTATTCAAGACAACCCAGAGAATGAAGACTTCACCGCTGCTGGTATTCCTGTGATTGTTATGTTCAACAACCATGCACTTTTGAGTCCTGACTCAGAAGCAGCAGCAACATAAGGGAGATTAAATAATGGCTATTTCTCGCGCACAACTCGCCAAAGAACTAGAGCCTGGTCTTAATGCTCTCTTTGGTTTAGAATACAACCGTTATGAAGGTCAGCATGCTGAAATCTTCGACACAGAGGCATCTGATCGTGCCTTCGAAGAAGAGGTCATGTTATCAGGCTTCGGTGCGGCTCCAGTGAAAAGTGAAGGTTCAGGCGTATCATTTGATGATGCGAATGAAGCATACACTGCTCGTTATAACCACGAGACAGTTGCTATGGCTTTCTCAATCACTGAAGAAGCAGTCGAAGATAATCTGTATGATCGTCTAGCATCTCGCTATACTCGTGCACTAGCACGTTCTATGGCACACACAAAGCAAGTGAAAGCTGCTTCTGTATTGAACAATGCGTTCACAGCAGGTCAGTTTGCTGGTGGTGACGGTGTTGCATTATGTGATGCATCTCACCCTCTAACATCAGGTGGTACATTTGCTAACGAACCAGGAACAGCAGCAGACTTGAATGAAACATCTCTTGAAGATGCTTTAATCAACATTGCTGGATTCACTGATGAGCGTGGATTAATTATTGCTCTTCGTGGCATGAAGTTAATTGTTCCTCGTCAGCTACAATTCGTAGCAGAGCGTCTACTTGTTTCTAACCTACGTGTTGGAACAGCAGACAATGACATCAACGCAATCAAGTCAATGGGTATGCTACCTGAAGGTTACGTAGTAAATGACTACTTAACAGACACAGATGCGTTCTTCATCAAGACTGATGCACCAAATGGCTTCAAGCACTTTGAGCGTATGTCACTTTCAACAAGCATGGACCCTGATTTCGACACAGGAAACATGCGCTTCAAAGCTCGTGAGCGTTACAGCTTTGGATTCTCTGACCCTCGTGCAGTGTTTGGTTCACCAGGCGCAGCATAAGGAAAACATTTTTTCTCTAAAGGGCGGCTTCACAGTCGCCCTTTTTCTTCTAATTAATGAGGGGCTCTCATGATCAAACCTTTTATAGTTGACCAGCTATTTGAACTTAATGATGAATTAGGGATCGCGTTTATAGATGATGTGATTTACATTGATAATTTTTACAAAAATTATGAGCAAATTTATGAACTATTAAATAATATTTCTGTTCCAAATTGGAAGATTTCTCCTGAAGGAAAAAACTTTGTAAATTACTACGATTGTTTCTATGGGATTGATAATAGTAATTGCAGTCAAAAATGGGCAAACGGGATAATCAAGATTGGGGAGTTAATAACACAATTTTTTAATGAAGAAAAAAAACTTTCTCCTAGAAGTACAGACTATAACTT